AGCACGATTAGACCACATTCAACGCGTAAAAGTAAAGTTATCCTTACCATATATATATAGAGAGATAAGCAGCCATAGCGGCAATAGGTAGGGTATAGATAGGGAATAGGTCGGGAATAGGTCGGGGATGTATGCAACGGCCCGTGCTTATATAAATGAATTAAGTCAATAGGTCAGCTTGTCAACCGCATTTGAGCCAATGGCAAGAACTAGGGTCATTTTGGATGGATCGAGGGTTAGCAGGAGCCTAAACCATTGAATATAAAGGCTAGGAGGCATTCTAGCTTAGAAGGGAAAGGGGGATTTCAAGGCTTAAAAACCGAATTTTGAGTCCCGTTCATTTCAGACGAAGTTGCATACGACACCCCTCCTACAGAGAAAAAAACAAAACAATGTTAACCCCTTATCACAGGGGTAGGGGAAAGGGCCGCACAGGGGCAATAAGGCGGTCTGGGGCAAACAAATTAAAGCTATACCAGGTTACCGTAATAAAGTTATACCAGGTTTTGAGTTAAAGCCTGTACAGGGAGGAGTTGAATCGATGGGATCGATTTTATTGATGTTGTTTTTGTTGTTATCCGGCTGTGCGCCGTTTGTCGAATATGAGCATTATTCTGACCCCTTTATTCCAAATGACGGGGTCGATCTTATTTGTGGTGGTGGCATGGTTGAGCATGAGCATGTGGATGTGAGTCTGGCAATGTGTCAGGAATTTTTAAAGGACACGCGGCGATATTCGCAACGTGGTGGTCTTGTCAAAGTTAATGTGAGGGTTCATGGATGATATCCATATCCAAGGAAGGATTTCCCGTTAGGGAATAGGGGAGGACTCAAGTCGTGTCCCCTCCCCACGGCTCCTCCCCGATTTTTACATGAGCGAAATTCGTTTTGATTATGTTCCGCAGCCGAGGCAGAAGGTGTTTCACTCTGCAGCTGCGAGACAGATACTTTATGGTGGTGCAGCCGGTGGCGGTAAGTCTGCGGCTCTCAGGTGGGATGCAATTGATTTCTGCCTGAATTGCCCTGGTTTAACGGCGGTAATATTCCGGCGTACCCAGCCACAGCTGCTCCGCAACCATATTATGGAGGTTAAGCGTGAGCTACCTTCAGCAGTGGGCATCTATAACGAGACCCACAAGCACTTCCAGTTTAACAATGGCTCCATACTGATTTTCAAATCACTGGAATATGACCGTGACTGCGAAGACATTCAGGGCTGGGAATTACATGCAGCCTATGTGGATGAAGCGGGGCAGTTAACCCCGTACATGCTGGATTACATTATCTCCCGTGTGCGGCTTGGTAAATACAACAAGAGCATGCAGGCATGGGGTAAGGAGCTTGATAACTACAAGGCAAGATTACCCAGGTACTGCCTGTCAGCAAATCCTGGTGGCATCTCGCATCACTACCTGAAGCAGAAGTTCATTGACCCAGCACCACCCGAAACGCTTTTCCACGATGTTACCCTCAAAAATCCGGATGATCCGGAAGATGCTGGCTGGAGTACGCTCTACATTCCAGCGAGTATGCGGGATAACGCCTATCTTGACGCTGGATATTCGGCGCAATTCGGAAACCTACCTGACCACCAGCAACGGCAACTCAGAGATGGTGATTGGAATGTTGTGCCAGGAGCATTCTTTGATTGTTTTGATGGGCGCAAACACATTTGCAAACCGTTTAAGATTCCGCCTCATTGGACCCGATTCCGTTCAGCCGATTGGGGCCACGCTACTCCATTCAGTGTCGGATGGTGGGCGGTTTCTGATGGAGAACCCGTTACTGATGTCACTGGAGACTCTAGACGATTTCCAGACGGTGCATTAATTCGTTATCGGGAATGGTACGGCTGCAGTTTTAAAAACGGCATCGCACAGGCTAATAAGGGGTTGCGGTTAAGCGGCACTGAGGTGGCTGAAGGGATGTTGCAGCGACAGGCCGATGATGAGGTTATTAATTATTCAGTGGCTGACCCTTCCATGTGGCGCAGCGATGGCGGTCCCTCGCAGGCTGAAAGGGCGCTCCAAAGCGGCGTTATTTTCCGTAAAGCGGATAACCAGAGGGAGCTTGGCTGGCAGGAAATGTACCGGCGGATGAAAGACGGTTATTTATACGTTTTTGATAACTGCCATGACTTTATACGGACTATTCCGGCGATTCAGGGAGATGAAAAGAGGCCAGAAGACATTACCCAGACTAACAGGGGTGGTGAGGATCATATTGCGGATGAGACACGTTATGCGTGTATGTCCAGACCAATGATTCGCCGCAAGAAAAAACCTGTTGATATGCGGATTCTGACCAAGGCACTCACTTTTGATGATTGCATGCAGAGCCTGAGCAACAAAAAACAGAAAAGGATAAGGATTTAATGCAGGAAGCAATGCAGCAGTTGTTAGTCCGGCAATTGCAAAACCAGCCGTCACTAAAGGAAAGGCTGGCTAATAGCGTTGAGGTAATGTCGGAACCTGCTTCAAGGGCATATTTCGACAAGGGCAGGGATGATCAGAGGTGGGGCGAAACTGTATCCGGCGATAATTATCAAACCCATGCCAAGCCAAAGGTCTATCTCAACACCGCCAAATGGGAAGCCAATAAAGCCGGTGAGGGTTGGCGTGATAAAGCGATTCTTGGCGAAACCATTCATCAACTAAAAAACATTGAGCCGCAGATGTATACAAGGCTTGAGGATGCTGCGTTAGAGCATCAGCCGTATGTGGACAATGCAAAAAATGCTTTTTTTGAGGGGGCCAGAAAAAAACAGACCCAGTGGGATGGGTCACTGGCTGAGCTAAAGAAATTTATGGATAACCCTGACTTTGTCAATAGTCCTGTTTTTAAAGAATGGCACCGAAGGTCACGTTTCGATCAGGTTCTAGGGGGGTATTTACAGGGCGGTGATCCGGCAATTCCCACAATGCGTGGTGATTTTGAGGGTGGCTGGAACAAGGACTCTAGGAATTCAGAAATGTTTGCTTCCGATAAATTTGGTAACGAATTAAAAAGGCTGGCAGCAGCCTTGGGGCTTTAAATGAGCGAATTTTGGACAAAACAGCTTGAAAAGGCGGGTACTGAGGAGAGGGAGTGGCGCACACAAGCAGAAAAGGTAGTCAGACGCTACAGGGATGACCGTGAGCAGCATCTACAGGACAAGCATAAGTTTAATATCCTGTGGTCATCCACTGAGACCCTGCGTCCGGCACTCATTAGTGCGGTTCCAAGGCCGGAAGTTCGCCAACGGTATCGAAAAAATGATCCTGTGGCCCGTATGGCGGCAAAGGTGCTGGAACGGGCAATTGAATTCTCGCTCGATAACTATGATTTCGTAAAATACGGCAAGTCGTTAGCTAATGACATGCTGTTACCAGGGCGCGGTGTATCCAGACTGCGTTATGTGCCGACTTTTGAGAAAAAACAAAAGCGTATTCCGCTCACTATGCGTGAGGATGCCGGAGAATTCGTTTTTGTACGCCCGAATGGGGTGGCAGAGGAAGAATTTGACCAAGATGCGGACGGCGCATTTGTTACCGATCAGAGTGAAGAGCTTGTCTATGAGGAAGTACGTCCGGAACGGGTTCCGTGGAAATGGTTTCGCATTGATCCGGCTGACACATGGGAGAACGTGCGTTGGGTGGCCTTTGGTGCGCCTTTTACCAAGGATGAGGGATTAAACGAATTTGGCAAGGTGTTTGAAAAGGTCAGTGTTAAAAAGTCAAAGACTGATGAGCAGGAACAGCGTTCCAAGGCAATGGCAGACAAAATTATTGTCTGGGAAATCTGGGACAAGCGAACTCGCAAGCAAATCTTCATTGCTGAAGAGCATGATTTCATTCTTGAGGAAAATGATGACCCGTTAAGTCTGGAAGGATTTTTCCCTTGTCCTCCGCCTGTGTATGCAGTCGAAGATAATGACAGGATGATTCCTACGCCCGAATTCACACTCTGGCAGGATCAGGCTGACGAATTAGATGAGTTAACTGCGCGTATTACCAGAATTACCACGGCTATAAAGGCGCGTGGTGCATATGCCGGTGAAAAGAAGGTAGAGCTAGAGCAGATACTTGATGCCGATGACAATGAATTGGTGGCCTGTGAAGACTGGATGACCATGATGGATAAGGGCGGCCTCGATGGGCTTATTTCATGGGTGCCGGTGGAACAGTTCGCCAAGGTGTTGCAAATTCTTGAGCATCAGAGATCAGTCAAGGTGCAGGAGATTTTTGAGCTAACCGGCGTGTCAGATATCCAGCGTGGTGCCAGTGACCCAAGGGAGACTGCTCGTGCGCAACAGCTGAAGGCCAATCTTGGTAGCCGAAGGCTGTTGACCAAGCAGCAGACAATACAGAACCACTTCAGGGACCTGTACCGATTGAAGGCAGAAATTATTGCTGAGCAATTCGATACTGAAACATTGCGCATGATGGTTGGCCTGGAGCGTGACAATGAAGTCTTCGATGCAGCAGTTAAGATGATTAAAAATGATGCCCTGAGGATGTTCAGTGTCGATGTTGAAACAGACACCACAATTGCTGCGGATATCGAGTCTGAAAAACAGGGTCTTGCCGAGGCGATGCAGGCAATTTCATCCTATATTGGATCTGTAGGTCCGCTGGTTCAGAGCGGAATGATGCCCCAGCCGGTAGCAATGGGCCTGCTTGCAGATTATCTACGCAAATTCCGTTTCGGGCGCAAGCTCGATGATTTGCTGGAAGACGCTGCCCAACAGCAGCAGCAGCAACCATCTCAGGAGCAACAACAGCAGCAGGCTGAGCAACAAGCTGAGCAGCAGGAAAAACAGGCTGAGCAGCAGATGGAGATGCAAAAGATGCAGGCCGAGATGCAGATGAAACAGCAAGAAATGCAAATGGAAATGCAGAAGATGCAGGCTGAAATGCAACTGGATGCCCAAAAGCACCAGCAGGACATGGCGCAGGACGCTGAAGAGCATTCTCAGGAAATGGCGCAGGATCGGGAAAAACATCAGTTAGATTTAATGGCAACAAGGCAGCTGGCTGCTGCCAAAGCAGAGGCAACCAGAAATGTCCAAAGGCAGCAACCGCAGGCCAACTGACCAGAGCCAGTTCCGCTCTAATTTTGACAACATTAAATGGGGTTCGGTGAGCTTTACACCAAAGCCCGTGCGTGAACGACAAAAGTCGCATCACATCATGCCGGATATCGAGCCATATATGCCTGTAGCGGGGAGCGGCGCATTCAAGCAGGAAATCACATCACGCAGCAAGGAGCGAGAGTATTTGCGGCGCAATGGGATGGTTCAGGTAGGCAATGAAAAGGATTACTTTTTTAAACACAACGGAAAGTCAGATGACAATCCAACCAGGGAGTGGTGATGAGTGAAGAACAACAGGAAATCGAGTCTATAGCTGATTCGCTTTCAGCAGTACTAAATGCTTCCGATGGTGAACCCGAAACATCGGAGGAAGCTCAAGCGGTATCTGAAGAGGCCGCACCAGAAGAGACCGAGGCTAATACCGAGGTTGAACAAGAAGACAACGACATCAGCGCCGAGCCGGATACGGTATTCCAAGCGCCAGAGCATTGGTCTTCTGAAGAGCGTGAAGGTTTTGACGCTCTGGCCCCTGAGGCACAGGAACTCCTTCTTACGAGGGATGCCCAGTTTCAAAAGGGGTATCAGGAAAAAGCGCAAAGTATTTCTGCGATTTCTGAGGCACTGGAACCTTGGAAGGATGCGTTAGCCCAGCGCGGTGTAACAGCGGATCAGGCAATTCGGACCTTATTTGCTGCCCAGCACCAGTTGGACGCGAATCCATTACAAGGCATTCTACAGATTGCCCAAAGTTACGGGATACAGGATCAACTGCAAAACAGTTTTGCGCCAAAGACTGATGAACAAGATTTCACTGATCCTGAAATCAAGGCGCTGAAGACGCAAATCGGTGAGCTTCAGGGTCAACTGAACCAAACAAACCAAGGGATACAGAACCAGAATGTCGGTGCTGTCCAACAGCAAATTGATAGCTTTTCGCAAGCTACCGATGAGTCCGGCAACCTGGTACATCCCCATTTTGAACAGGTGAAACCCCTAATGGCACAGTTCGTACAGAGCGGTGACACGATGGCGCAAGCCTACGAAAAAGCGGTTTGGACTGTGCCTGATTTCAGGGCTGCGCAAGCAAGCCAAAAACAGGAAAAGTCAGCGGAACAGAAGGCCCAGAAGGTAAAACAGGCGAAAAAAGCAGCACGGGGTGTAAAGGCAAATGGTAAAGCCGATCCCAGTGAAGGTGCTGAGTCGCTTAGTCTGACCGAAATGCTGTCTGATGCATATCGACAACATAGTGCATAAGGAAATGTAACTCATGGCAACTAGTCCAAATCTCACAGAGATTGTGACTACCACACTACGCAGGCGCTCCAAAGCATTGGCTGACAATATAAGCCAGCATAATGCTTTGCTGTCTCGTATGAGATCAAAGGGCAATAGCTCTATGGTTTCAGGTGGTAGAACAATTGTTGAGGAACTGGAATACGCCGAGAACGCAACCTTCCAATATTACAGTGGCTATGAAATGTTAGACGTTAGTCCGTCTGATGTTTTCTCTGCTGCTGAATTCAACTGGAAGCAGGCAGCTGTTAACGTAACTGCCAGCGGTCTTGAGACTCGTATCCAGAATGCTGGTCCTGAGGCAATCATTGGATTGCTTGAGAGCCGCATTAAAAACGCTGAAAAGACGATGGCGAACAATATCTCTGAAGGCGTGTATTCCGATGGTACTGGTTCAGGCGGTAAGCAAATAGGTGGTCTTCAATCCATCGTTGCTGACGCAGGGACAGGTACTGTTGGTGGTATTGATTCATCCACTTTTACCTTCTGGAAAAACCAGACTTCAGGGGACGTTGCGAATATCGACTCCTCGGCTGTCGCGTTGGACACAGAGATGAAAAATCTCTGGCTAGAGTGTACTCGTGGAACGGATGGAGTTGATCTGATTGTTTCAGACCAGACCCTTTATAAGGTCTTCTGGGATAATATGACAGACCGTCAACGTATCACAGATGCAGGCGCAGGCGTTCAGGGCTTCCAAAGCCTGAAGTTTGTAACGGCAGATGTGGTAATGGACGGTGGACCAACACTCCATAATAGTGGAATTCCAGCGAATCATATGTATTTCTTGAACACTGATTATCTCAAGTTCAAGGTGCATTCTGACACTAACTTCGTACCGTTTGACCGGCGACAGCCAGTCTCGCAGGATGCGTTGGTAGTGCCAATTCTCTTCGCGGGTAATCTCACCTGTTCAAATCGTAGCCTACAAGGCGTTATCTATACATAAAGGAGATCGACATGGCGAATTTTGCCAATGACGGCAAACTTGGTGTGGATATCGCAGGTAGTGATGGGACCGCCCGTCACCGTTTGGGTACTA